GCAGTTGTAGAACTTAAAGCGCATTGCGACATCTTCTGTTGTTGCGTTTGTCTCCATTGTTGAGATTGGGTGTGGTAGAACAGAAATCTCAATATCGCAACGGAAGTTTTGATTGATAGTTCTGTTTCCACCATTTTGAACTGTGTAGAACATGTTCTTCATCCAGTTCCAGCCCTGCTTATTTCCAATAAGTACGCCTCTTTGTAGAGTAACTGGCTGGAAAGAAGTTTGACCAGGAATCTGGTGAACAGTTGTATTGTAGCCACCTTCACGATAAGGAATAGAGTCTGTGGTTACCGCCATTCCTGAAACTGAAGTAAAGCCCATAGTTGCTGTTGTTAAATCAGAAATGTTAGTGTCATTTGAGTTCAATGGGTAAAAATTGACCAAAAACCTAAAGTTTCTGATTGGGTCAGTCGCAAGACTGGACCTGTTTTTATCTACGAATGCCATTTTTATCTAGGCTCCTTTTCTTAGTTTAAGGTCTTCTGGCTAAGGTTAATAACCACGAATTCCGCAGGGTACTGCAAAGCCACACCAACTTCGATGCGAACTTCGCCACTAGCGATAGAGGCTGCAGTATTGTTTTCAGAATCGCACTTGATGAAGTACGCCTCTGCTGGAGAATTTCCACGTAATCCTCCTTGATTGCGGTATTCGTTTAAAAAGGTGTTGATGGTCGTATTAATACGACCCCACAACTGCTCATTATTATTTTCGAACAACGCAAACTCTGTTAGGTTTTGCAAACTCTTACGAATGTAAATAAGCGAACGACGCATATTTACATACTTGTTTGCTGTTCCATCTTGTAGCAGTGTACGTGCACCCATAACTGAGATACCAGCACCTGGAATTTGACGGATAGGGTTAATTGGATATTTACTTGAGTTAAGGCTATCCAACTCAGTAGTAGTAAATGTCTTTTCTGTAGAAACTACTCCAACAAGGTTTGCTGTTAAACCAGCAGGTGCCTTAAATGGACCAACAGTTGCGTCTGTTCTTAAAAACAAACCAGCAACTGCACCTGCAGGACCAACTTTACGTGTAGCACCAGTTGCTACGCCAAGAGGGTCAGAAACAAATACGTGAGGATAGTAAACAGCAGCAAAACTTCTACCAGCACCAAGTGAATCTGCAGTGCTAAGTGCTTGTGCAACTGTGCGGTCTTTTTGAGTCTCTCCTACATAGAAGTTTTTCTGTGAACGTTCGCAAGCAGAAGCAACGTCAAGTTGAATCTGTGTTGCTTGATTTGCATTTAACAAATCGTATAGTCCAGGCAAAAATACAACTAGAGGACGGTCAATTGTTTCAATTGCTGCTACTACTCCGTCTGTTGAACTTGAGTAGTCAGTGTCAATAACAGCGTTTCCATTGCTACCTCCAGTAAATGGTACAACAGAGGTTGATGGTAGGTTTGTGTTGTCACTAACAGTACATGTAAACAATTGAGAAACTGAGTTAATTACAGTTGGTGCATAACTATTTGAAAGAGGTTCATCAGTATAAACATTCTCATACTGCTCGACTAGAACGTCATCTAGAATGCTAGAAGATGTCCCAGGGATGCCTTCTTTATAGATAGCAATATTGAGGGAGTTTCCTACAGCAGTTCCGCTTTGAATTTGAACACGGTAGTTATTTCCATCAGTGCCTTTGTTTTTAGCAGTCAAAGTCAAAACGGTTCCAGCACCAGATGAGCGAGGAACTACGCCTGTTGCAGCAACTGCACCTTGACCGATAATTCTTTTAACATAAAGTTCTCTTCCCCCGTTTTGGAAAAAGAGAGAAACAGCAAATGTTGCTGGGAATAATGAGTTATACCCACCAAACTGCTTTGTAAATTCGTACCATGAGTTAACCAAGGTCAACGTTGTTGGTCCTTGGGCAAATGGTGCAGCGACCATACCAGCAGCCTGTGCTGTTATGGAGTTAGTAATTGGAGCAGGGAGCAGGACTTCGCTAATGTAAATTCCTGGTCTTTTATACACTGCCATGATTTCTCCTATCTAGGTTGTTGGTAGAGGGTCCGATTATTAACGAGATGTTTGTTCGTAAGTGACTCCGATAATTCTCTGCCTTGGAGCAGGAGCGGAACCAGTGACTTTAACTTTTTGTACCTTATAGAACTCTTCGTACATATCCTGAGCAATTTCACTTGAAATACGCACAGTAATTGCATTTACAAACAGGCGTTTAGCCTGTTCTACAACGTCTCGTTTTGAGACATCGAGAACATCAAGACGACGGACGGTATCGTCATTACCGATTAAAGTTGCGTTACGAAACTTTAACCTTGAGTAAAGCAACTCACTAAGAATTGCTCTATCATGTCGAGGGTGACGTGAATAAGTTGTTACTTGGTAGTCGATATTAACTGGAATTGGGTAATCAATCTGCCAAGACTTATTAGTAGGAAAATTAGCAGGCTGTAAATAAGGAGCAGTAGTCTTGTCTACTTTTCCTCTATGTGAGCGTGCACGGTCTTCTAAAATGTCAATTAAATCAATAGTAATGAAGGGATAGGTCTGTTCTCTAAGTTCTTGGTCAGGTTGACCAAACCACACCTGTACAGGACGACCAATTTGCTCATTGTCTGCTCTTTGGTCATGCACAAGAATCCCTTTGAGGTGTTCTTTTAGCATGTTGTCTTCTTCTAAAAATAGAGGGCCTAATGTCATAGCACACCTCTTAAAGAAGTCTTAACGCTTTTTAAAAGAAACTTTTCTGCTTCTTCTGGACGATTAGAAAAACGTCTAATAGCACCAGTGGGTTGACGGTTAGGAGTTCCGTACTCCCAGTTTTCTGCTAAAGATTTATATTTTGCAGGGATACTTATACTAAAATGATTATTAGAGTAGGAGACTTTAATAGCGTCAACAATATCGTTATTCCAACCGCTTGCTCGTGTCTCATTACGCAACTCAAGCGTCATAAATTGAGCGGTTTGACGTGCTGCTTTTAAAAAGGCTGGTTTAAGTTTAGTTATTTGTCTCACGGCGTGACTTCTTTGAGTTAAAAAGTAGTTTAGTTCCTACATATCCAGCCAAAAGCCCAATTACAAAATTATGCTGATTATGCGGTTTAAAACCGTACATACCTTTTACGAACTCATCACGCTCACTAGCAGACTGCATATCAGCAACCTGTTCGTACCATGGAGTAGACATAGAAATCTCCTTAAAGCAGCAGTTAAATCAGCAAGTAAAACAACAAGACCCGCATGGTTCTTGTTAAGACAAGGATAAAGAAAAAGCCCCCAGTCGGGGGCTTAAACTTTAACTCTTTTGTAGATTACATACCCTTTTTACGAGGTAATTGCTTTTGGTTCTTTCCTTTTACTCCAGAACCCTTTTTCATTGCCTTCAATGCTTGAAAATCTTTACCTTCAATTTTTTTAGGGTTTCCAGCAACTTGAGCAATTTTCTTCTGCTTAGGAGATAGTTCTTTAGCCATTGGGGTTATTTCTTCTTCTTGTCTTTGGCTTTGCCTTTTAGCATGGAGGCTTTCTTCTTGTCATCCATAGCAGAACCCTTACCCTTGCCGTAACCAGCCTGTCCTTTTTTCTTACCGCATCCGCATACAGCACACATACTATTACTCGCTTTCTTTTAAGTCAGTAGCAAACCGAAGGAGGTCTTCGGCAGCAATTTTAACAAAAGGTAGAACAGAGTCAAGAGCATCTAACTCAGACTTTACACTTTCTAAAGAAGAAATGATTTGTTCTTTAGAAAGAGCGTTCTCTGTTACCTGGTCTTTTAAAATCGTAATCTTTGCAGCAATAGGACGTACTGTTGCTAGTGCTGAGACATTGTGCTCATTTTCTGGAAAGTCAACTAGCCCCTTTACCAAAAATTCCAACTCGCTTGCTAAGTTCATTTCTTACCTTTCTTAGGTGCTGCTACTTTCTTTTTTCCCGAACCTTCAGGAACACAGTTTGGCACTTTTTTTCCGTTTTTGGTCTTCATACCTACTTGAACATAGCCCTTCCAACAAGGGTCTGCAGCAACTTTGGTAGCCATTATTTACTCCTAGCCTTATGAGGGTTTTTCTTATGCCAATCTTTAACGCCTTTGACTCCTTGTGAAACTGTTTTTATTGAGCCTTGGCTTTGTTTGGTTAAGTTTATCTTATCATATTTCCCCTGTTTAGAGTTTGTGTGCTCAACCACGACATCGCCTTTTTTATTTTTGGTAACTTTATGTGAGATATGAGCCTTACGACCAGGAACTCCAATAGCAATAGTTACTGGTTTTTCTGGCTTAACAGGTTTCTTTTTTTCTGCCATAGTTATGCTGCTATGTATGTTCCGCTAATTTGAATTTTACTTGCTGTAGTCAAAGTTACTGGGTTACCTTGAGACAGGATACTTTCAATAAGAGGTTTTGGATTACTGGTTGCTGTTTTGTGCCAGTGTAAATCTAAAGTAGAACTGCCAGGAATATGGTCACCCATAACTACAATGTGCCCGTTTAAATCATCTGCTGGAAGTTCAGGGTTAACCCATACCCAACCTGTAAAGTGGTTTGCTACTAAAGGTGCTGGTGCTACGGGCAGTGCTAAATCAAATTGCCCAGTGCCAAAATTAGTGACAGTTGTGCAGTCTACGGTGATGTAGAAAAAAACCAACTTACCAACTTGAATATAATAACTGTTGTAGGTTGGATATGTTGTTCCTGAACCTGTAAACGTTAAACCAGTTGCAGAAAATACAGGAGACCAACGAACTGCAGCAGGATTTAATGCAGGGCCTGTAGGACCAGTAGCACCTGCTGCACCAGTTGGACCAGTTGCACCAGCAGGGCCTGTAGGTCCAGTTACACCTGCATGAGTATGGGTAGTTACTCTAGTGTCTAAGTCAATTAAAGCAGCATTAAGTGGAGTATCCCAATTGTTATCTCCACGCTGAGGAAGATTAAGAGGCAAGGTTTACTCTTCTTCTAATTTAGCATTAAGTTTTGCAAGTGCATCACTCATAGCACTTAGTTCACGAGCACCTCGCCAAGATTGAGACTCAGCAATATCGTTTTCTAAAACTGCTTTTTGTGCTTCTAAAACTGCACGCTCTTCGCTAGTAACCATATTTTCCTTCTCCATATCCATTAAAGCCATAGTACAACTCTTCGTAAGGTATCATTTCTCGCTGACCTTTGAGTGCCAAATACTGGAATTGAGGGTCATTTACCAACTCTTCTGCGTTAACTTCAGTTAAGTCAATAGTTACAACAGCCCAGTTATATCCAAAATGTCCT